TTACTCCTTATTGGCCAGCTACGCCTGCACTTCCGTACAGATGCTCGTTGATTTTAACCACAACGACAGCGTTAGCGCCCACAGCATTAGCTGGGACATCCCAAAGACCTATGACCTTCAGGTTCAATGCAGCAGTTGTAGCAATAGAACTGGTATCAAGCTCATTAGCAGAAACACCAGTAGTGGTGCTACCTGTGCCAATAACGATATCAGCGTTCTTGCCATAATCAGCAGCAGTTGAAGTGCCGTCATTCTGAATGATGAACAATTGATTTGGATCGTCCAACACCTCAGCAACAATCTTGCCTTGAGTGATGTTGACAGAACCGGGGTAGTAGTTAGACCAAGTGGGCTTACCAGTGGTTGGATCGATGTAATTACAACCATTGAACACGCCTACCGCAGCTGTGTGTGAGCTGGGGTCGAACTGCAGAATGTAACCATCTTTCAAAGTAACAAGGTCACCTTGATAGATAGCACCGGCTTGGTTATCCGCAATCTCGTAGCCGTACTGCTTCTGTGAACCAGAGGCAGACAGGTTACCGAGCGGACGCAAACCGAAAGCTTTATCTACATTAGCCATGATATATGTCCTTAAATAACAGGGTTATTCGGAGGTCCGAGGACCTCCGAGGCTTACACGGGACTGCCTATCAGGAGCATTGATCTTCATCGACGAATGTGCGTTCGTCTTCATCAGGTCATTGTCCGCAGCCCGCATCTGATCGTGGGTTCTACTTTGATAATACTCTCGACGCTCTTCTGCTGTTTCTTCAGGAATTCTTGCCAGCAACAATCCACCGACAGAGATAACACCTGCGTGCTTTCCATCTTCTTGGATCATGCTGTCAAACTCAGGATACTCATCAGCTCTAACCAGTTCATACCCCTCACGGAGTTTGCCTGTTACATTGATTCGATCCTCTTGACCTGCAGACTCAGCCCTTATCCAACGATGCTTATAGCCGGGAGGAGCAGGGGGAGCGTCTAACCGAGAAGGAGGTGCCCAATTTTTACGACGCGCAGTATTTTCGCGAGTCTCAGATTCACGTTTACTGCGAGAAAGTTTTGGTACAGTTTTGTCGTTCATGACTACCTCTTCACATGTTTAGCGTATTCTTCAAGCGGAACCCCTAGCTTTTTAGCGATTGCAACTTCGCTGGGTTTCAACTTTATAGTACGGCGTGCTGAATTGTTGACTCCCGACGATCGGGTTGCAGGCGCCACCGTTTGCACGGGTCGGTTGGCCCTGTTATCTGGCGCAGCTTCTTGGGGCGGTGTTGCTTCCCCAAACTGTTGCGGAAATAAATTACGCATTCTGCGATCTATCTCATCATAGTACTCGTTTGAAGTGGGGTCAAACCCCTCGTTCTTAACAAGTTCTACGTGAATACCCCGCACGGTGTTGGTCATCACGATGTTTTGACCAAACCAAGGGTTCTTTTCTGCCCAGTCCTCAGCCTTAGGGTCAGCTGCTTTTTGTGGCTGTGGAGGAGGCGATACAGCCTGCTGCGCCTCTGGCGCGGGTTCAGCTTTTTGACTATTGAGCTGTTGCTGCTCCCAGATGGCCTGCGTAAGTCTTTGTTGTGCCTCAGTTTCTGTGTCGATATCGCCTTCTTCTCTGGCTCTCTTTACCACAGTCTTGAGTGCGGTGATCTGTGTTTCAACGCGGCCCTTGGCTTCGCCTACTCGCTCTGTAGCAGTCTGCTCGTATTTTTTACGCAAGTCTTCATGCTGCGACTGCACGCTTTTAGCGTATTCCAGAGCAGATGCTTCACGGCGTTCCGTCTCACGTAGACGAGCCGTAAGCTTATCTATTCGTTTCTTTACCTTGTCGGAATACTCATCCAACTGGTCTGAATCAGGTGCAGCCTGATCCTTCTCAGGAGCGGCTTCTTGCTCAACGACGGGTTCTTCCTTTTCAGCGACTTTGGCCTCAGTGCCATCATTATTCATCTCGACCGTCGTTTCCTCTTCGTTCTCACCAACGTCAAACTGGAGTTCTTCGTTCTTTGGCTCTGCCATCAATCTCTCCTTACATGTGCAAAATGTTTTCGGGATCAGTCACTATCCCTAAAATTTCGTCATCATTGAGGAGTCGGATTTCGCCTCCGTCAATCTGAATGCGTGACCCGGCATATCTGCCAAAAATCACCCAATCGCCCTCTTGACACCACGGACCGTCTGGAAATTTAGACGCATCCGCGTATGCCAAAGGCCCTGCCTTTAACACGTATCCCACATTAGTGGCTAGTTGTGTCTTTTCCTGCGTTTCCTTGGCCAGCATAATGCCGCCCTTGGTGGTTGCAGCGCCTCGGTATGGAAGCAAGGCAAGACGCCAGCCTGTCGGCTGGGGAATCAGGTCTCTAACACTTTCTGCAATACCCTCTTCTCTTACCTTTCCATCCTCAGAATACGCATCATTAAGACTTGGCCTAGAGATTTTTTCCTCTTTTTGCCACTTCTCTTCTAATGCGGTTAGTGTAGGCTCAGATTGCATGTAGTCTCCTTTTAGTCGTCTGAGTATTTTTTAACTTCATTACGAATAACCTCATCAATGAGGTGAATACCCTCCAGACGACCCATCAGAAAACGATACCGCTCCATGTTGGAGATGTTTCCGTTTAAGACAAGTGCTTCTGTGTCCGTTTCTAGCTTTCTAATTTCTCTTAGAACGCGCTCGGCGAACTCCAGCATGGTCGTTTTCCCATGTAAGCAGACGGTTTAATGCCACCATCTGGAAGGCTTAGTAAATCTTTACTTTCTTGTTGCCGTCGCGTTTCCTGACAACTCGAGGCTTTGGCTTGGCCTTGACCGGGCCACCCTTAGCCATTTTGCGCGACTTTCCTGCCTTGCTTAACGCAATAGCCACGGCCTGTTTTTGCGCGGCTTTCTTACTGGCAGGTTTACTGGCGCCTATCTTATCTTTTTTCTCATAGGTTTTAACCAGTTCTTTTACATTTTTACCTATTGTTTTATTACTTTTCCCACCTTTTAGAGGCACTACCTGCCTCCCTTTGGCGCGTAAATACGCTCTCTGGCCACCGCTGTCCTTTCAGCTGCAATCTTTTCCTGAGACGCAATGCGCTCATCATTGGCCTGAGCGTTCTCTTGGATACGCATTTGCTCGTTCTGTAGTCCCTGCTGCTTCAATGCAATTTCAGCCTGATCCTTAGTGGCACGCTGCTGCAGCTCCTGAGCCTTCAGTGCCACTACAGGGTCCTGACCACCTTCTTCGCCGCCCATCAACTGAGACTGCATTGCTTTCATGTCCATCATGTATTCTGAGACCTTCAACGCCACTGTCGCTTCACGTTGCATGTCAGAGATCATCTTGTCTGGATCACTGCCGTACTGCTCAAACAATTCAGCTTCGGCATCCTCTTCAGCCTTGAGCTTGATATGGTCCAGAATATGCTTCTGCAGCTCAGTAGCTGCCATAGGGTTCGCCTGCAGTAACGGCGACATGCCCATAATCAAGTGGGATGCAATATGAGAGTCATGCTGCTGGCCAGCAAAAGCCTGCAGCTGTTTGCCGTCTACTACATCAATGTTCTCGCTGGCTGGGTCTTTCGGCATCTGGTTGGTCTGTACCTTCAAGATGCCGTCGATATCCCGCACGTTCATTGCCTGATACACGCGATAGTACGCTTCGTACATGTTGTGCATCTGTGGGGCGCTCTGAGCTAGCTGGAGCTGCGTTTGCGCCAAGGTAATACGTTGGGCAGCAGAGAAGATGTTAGGGTCCGCTACGGGCAGCACAGCGACCATGTTGTCAAAGTCGCAACGCTTGACTGAACGACAAGCTCCGGGCACGTCATACGGGTACTCATCCGGCAGATACTCGCCGAATCCCTTAAACAGCATCTCGAACTCTTGGGTCTGGGCGTAGTACAGGCGCTTATGGATGGCCGACATGACCATAGAGCCACGCTCAAGCAGAGCTACTGTGGTGCCCACAGCGGCTTGTTGATTACCATCCCCTACCTGCATGTCCGCAGTGCTTGCAAGACGCTTACCGGCGTCCACAGTGAAGCCTAGCAGCGAGAAAAGGGTCTGACTTGGCTCTTTGTAGGGCATTGGTAACAAAGAGCTGCTCAGTTCTGCCCCGCCAGCGTCAATATCGCGCCACTCACCCGGTTGAATGGGGTTATTATCATCCGCTATACGCGCTCCCTTGGCTTTAAAGCCAGCAGGAAGGTTAGATAGCGTGCCTGCGTCCAAAAGCTGCCTGAGGGCGGCTGTAGCGGTCTTAGAAAGGCCACCAATTAGGTGCACAAAGCCCAAACCGTAGGCTCCGGGGCCTTCTACCAGCACATAATGCACAAAATACTCTTTGCGACACTTGTATTCGTCGTCCTCGTTCCAGTTTCTGCAGATTTTTAGCACTTGTCCGCTGTTTTCGTCCACTGTCACGACATAAGGCAGTCTAATTCCGGTTGGATTGCCTTTTTCGTCCTCGTCTTCGTAACCGGGGATGTCTAAATCGACCTGAAACTCTAGTAAAAATAGCTCTTCAGGCTCTCCAGAGGCTTCTATGCCCACTAACCGATCTACTGCAGCACCAATCTGGTCTACATTTGCACCTGCGCCGTCAGGATCGACCTCAATGTCACGGTATTCGCCTGCCAGCACCCGCTTTTTAAACTCATTTGAGTCCATCGTCAGACGATGGGTGATGCGACGGCACTCTGACATTACGCTAGAGCCGTTATAGGGGATATACAGGTCGTCAGGAAGCACTACACGGCTGACCATTCGGCCTAGTGGGTAGTCGTAATAGACTTTTTTGAAGGCAGAACCGCCATAGCCTACATAAAACAACAGCTGATCAAACTCCGGTGTGTACTCTTTCATCACCGTGCCGATCTGGTAATTCATAAAATCCTGCACACGAGACGCCTGCTGGACTTTATCCAGTGTCTCCTTGCCCATTGTCTGAGTTCTAACAGGCCCACCGGCTGGCATCAGCTCTTTAAACGCCTGCGCTTGGAACTGGACAATAGATTCGGTAAGCATTGGATGAACAGCACCTGTTGCACCACGGAATGGGCGGGTGCGCTCTTCCATCTTCAAGCCCAATAGATCAAGGCCCTTGGCGTACATGTTTTCCCAGTCACCTCGAGAACTCTTGTCGGCATCAAAAAACGCCAGTAAATCTAATGAGATTCGCGCCAGATCGCCGTCGTCCATGTCTTCAGCAAGATTGTCATAGAAGTCCGGGTCTTTTTCTGGGGACATGTCTATTTCAAGCTCTTCGCCGTCAAGGACCACCTCGATTTCAGGCATATCCTCCATCTCCTCAACCACAGTGATCTCGGTGTTTGGAGCAAGGTTCACTACTTTATCTACTGGCATGGTCTTGTCCTAGATATATGTTCTGTTGTCGTCTTTGCGGCTAACCATACCGCCACGGTTCATCTCTCGATAGCGCACATTGCTCGGGAGTTCTGTGCCGTCAGACGCGGCTACTGGCTCAGGCGCCTCGGATTTCTTGTGGTAGGTGATACCCTTGGCATACACCCTGTCGCCCACGACAGTGGCCACGTCAAACGATTTAACCGCTTGGCCTGTGTTCATGTCTATAAACAAGTGGTGAGCAGCTGGGTTGAACCCAATTTCAACAATGTCGCCGCCTTCTCTAAGCACGTTTCTGTCAGGTGCGTAATTACCGTCAACCGACATGGCAGGGAATTTAGACTTAGCTTCAGGCACATCCATCCCTGAAATCTTAGCCACTATGTTTCTGCGGCCAGTCTGGCTTACGTTAAAGGTGCCGTTTTCTACAGTGGCATAGGGGATATAGGATAAAGCTTTCCCGTTGAAATTATTCTTATGCAAAGTCTGAAGCTTGTCTAAGCCTCGGGGGGCATCGGGGATTCTTGAGTTAAGGTTAAGACGGATACCCACTTTAGTACCCGCTTCAACAGGTGCGTTGATAAGGGCATCTGCTGCTCTTGTCCCTGCAGTGGCATTGGTTGCCAGACTGTCTAAGTTGTCTAGTTGCTCAATACTGTAGTTCCTAAGTCTTTGGCCTGCAGCTAAAGACTCGTCAATACCTACGCCTAGTGGCTCTACGCTATCTTGTCTGCTCTGGAGGTTTTGCCCATCTGCTTGATTCCTTGCATCAACAGTCGGCTGATCTCCTCTGACTTCTGCCGTGCTGTCTTTGGCGACGGGTTCGTAGTCGGCTTTAGTGGCGGTGTAGATTTTTTCATTAATTTTATCATCCTTTCTAAATTGCTGGAGAAGCTCAAAACCTTCTTCCAACGATTTATCATAGTCCATGGTGCTAATTTGATCAATGTTTATGGGTTCTTGCTCTCCGATGCCCTTTTGATTACTTATTATATCTATTGTCACATCGTCATTATCTTTGTACTTGTCGTAAAGTTTTTTGATGGACTGCCTTGCATCACGGTGCATTCGCATAAAATCTTCAAGCCTTACCGGACGCCCTGTTTCCATGGCTCTATCCAAAGCTAGAGGAAGGGCTTTTATCGGATCACGGTCTATATAAACTATATTGATCGTTTTGCCAGAAACTAGCGCTTTTTCAAGTTGGTCATCTACTTTATTGAATTTAGCCATGGTGCCGTCCATAACTAAATCCGCAGCATTCTCTGCCTCTTTTGAGAGTCCCGCAGTTTTACCTGAAGCAGGGCCTCCCCCAGTAAATATCCAGTTACCCTCTTGGCCCATCGTCTCCGCTACTTTTCTGTCATACATTAGTCGTGTTAAGGCGCTTGAAGGCTCATGGACTCGCCCAGACAAAGACCTATCCGCTCTGTACTCTTCACTCAGTTCTCTAACTAGATCAGGATTAAGAATCTTGCCTCCGTTAGTTTCCCCTATGTTTTCGTATCGCCGTATAGCTGCCTCTGGGTCCGCAGCTATCTCATTGTTGAATTTTAAAGTTAGAGGATCACTGGCCACATAAGAAATACTGGCAACTTGTTCAGCGGGATATTCGGACATCAATTGAGTCTCTACTCTCGCTCTGGCTGAAGCTCCAGCTATATCGTCCAGCATTCCCCTAGCCGACGTAGTGGCCGCTTCCTCTGCCGCGCTGATCGCAGCACGCTTCCCGGCCCTCGCGCCCATGCCCGCCATCGGAGCAACACCAGCCGCTGCCATAGCAACAATCTGTCTGTAGGTGTCGGCCAAGTCCTTATTGCCTGCAGCCTCTGCTTGATTGGCAAGGTCAGAGTACTTGTCCGCGTCCATGCCGGATCGTATCTCACCGACCACGGGCAACATGTCCAAGGTAAAGCCTAAAGGGTCCTCTTTTAGGCCCGTATACATAGCTTTACCTAAAAAATCTACATCCTCGCCCAGCTCAGTAAGTGGGGACTCACTCTGCACAATGTCTTTACCATAATCATAAACAGTGCCGGGAATCTGACTTACGCCAGACATGATGTTCTGAAGCATAGAAGCACTTTCGGTCTGAGCCGTGTCGCGTGGTTCTTGGTCCACGGGCACGGCTTCAGGCTTTTTTACAGCACCACCTTCGGCAAAGAACCTAGTTCCCATTGTCGGGTCCCTAAGGTCTCTGGCCTGTAAAGGAGCGTTTACTCCTCCTGTGGCACCTGCGTATCCGCTGGTCAGGCTAAACGGGTTTCTCGTGCCCGCTTCCATCTCCTTCAGCCCGAAAGTGTTGTAGTGGTTCGCGGCGAACTGCTCAAGGGTCATGTCAGAAGACATACGGCCCTCATCTATCTGAGTATTAAAGTCCTCTACTACATCAGGATTAAGGGCAATGTAGTCCTGTATGGTCCCGGTTCGTGGGGCTTGGCCCGGCGTAAACGCTCCGGCCCCCGCGTCTGCCGCAGCACGGGCCTCTCTTGCCTGCTCCTGCCTCATCAGAGCATAGAGCTGGGACCTAGACAGGCCGCCGCCGTAGCTGCCCGTCCTATCAAGAAGGGGCTTGTAGCGCATGTAATCCTCTTCCCTACCTCCAGTGAGCTGGCGCAGGTCCTGAGCTGCGCGGCCTCTGGTGTATCGACCAAGCTGATCCGTGGACATCAAACTCCTTGGCCTGCTCGTGACAGAGGGTGGCGTGAAGCTGAATCCTGATCCGGTGGCCGAGAGCAATTTTGCGGCGGGCACGTAGTCAAAGCCTACTAACTGGTCCTCACCGAAGATATCTTCTGTGACCTCGGTCCGTGGGTCGCTCTCCCTGAACGCACGGTCCAACGCTTCTTCGCCTGCCGCATAAATGCCGGGGTCAAAGTCAATTGGCTGGTAGACAGTGGGGGCAGTATAAGTGTCTTGGGTCTGGGGAAATTGGTTTATTACAGGGGGCACTACAGGGGGCTTTTCGGCCTCAGGGACATTAAACAAGATGCTGGGGTCCACGCCCGCCGCTTGAATGTCTGCCAGCGTATAACCGCCTTCCAAAGCAAGCTCTCTTAAAAGCTTTTGCTCCTCAGGGGTTATGCCGTCTTGCTGGATGTTCGCTACAAACTCACGGCCCTGTTTTTGCAATGACGCTACCCCGTCCACGCCCGTTGCTGAACGCGCAGCAACCTCTGCCGCTAGGACAGGATTAGCCGTATACGCGGACTCCACAGTGGTTGGCAGGTCAAGTCTTGGCCCAGTGGCAGGAGTAGTGAATATCTTATTCAAGACATTCTGCCCAACACCGGCGTTGATGAGGTCCGTGTTGCTGATCCCTGCCTCAAGCATGATATTGTAAGCTTCAGCGCCTACAGGCTGATTGCCAGCAAACTGGTCTTCTCCAGCCATGTACTTGTCAGCAAGCCCTCTCAGGTTGGCGTAATAAGCCTGCACGCCCTCTAGGCCGCCGCTCTCAAGAGCGCGTTTATAGGCAGCAGACTGATCTAAAGCAGATTCTTGGGCAAGATTTATAGAACCGCCGTTTGCCATACGCAAAGGCAGCTTCGAGAGCATCTCTCGAGCAGAAGGACCGGGCATAAGGGCGTCCCCTTAATTTATTAATAGTCCGGCCATTCTAACCTAATAATACTCGGGCACAAGGTCTCCGGTAGAGTGTTCCTCGGGTTCGTCCGAATACAGCGAGATGAAATTGCCTGCTCGGAACCGCATCAGGGCCTGCGTCGTGCTGTCCACCATGTCGTCGTTATCGCCATTCGGAAAGGCCGCGCATTCCTCGATCAGCTCTTCAGCCCACTGAGTTTCAGGCGCCCAGACCATGCCGGACTCAATGATCGGTGCGACAGAGTTGGCTCTCGATATCTTATCCTGCCCCGCTCGCCGACCACCGGGAGAGTACATCGTGACAGGAATACCGACACGACGCAGTTCCTGCTGAAGCGTGGTCCCTGTCGCTTTGGCCTCGATCAGGACATTATCGGGCTGCCAGTAGTCATACTGCTCCTTGGCCAGCCGTTTAAGCTCAGGAAAGTCATAGCGTCCCTTTCTTACATCTACCAGCAGGATATGTGGCCCCGAATCCTCACTAGGATAGAACACGCCCCACGTGGTGATGACAGAAAAGTCAGCCGTCTCTTTTTTCGAGTAGGCAGTGTCATAAGACTGGATGATGTAGTCCAGACGGGGCATATAGTCATGCTCCCAAATATTCCACCACTCTCGCTTGAGTATCGCGCCTTCGTCCGCAGTGGGGCGCTGCTGGTACATGGCGTTCCATTTCTGGACCGATAACGACGCCCGGACAGCCTTGAGTTCCTCCAGTTTCCAGAAGGATGGCCATAGCGGGCGCTCGTTTTCCTTGTCCTCGTCAAACACAGCAGGAAACTCAATAACCTCCCACTGGTCCGCGTTATGTGAGGTCTGGGCCTTGATCAGGCGTGCAGTCAGGTCCTTCGTGCCCCAACGGGTCATCACAATGACTACCGCGCCACCGGGCTGCAGTCGAGACCGGGGTCCAGAGGTATACCATTCCCACGCATTTTCTAGCGCCAGCTGGGACTGGGCGTCCTGTTCAGAGTGGGGATCATCAATGATCAAGAGGTCCGCGCCACGACCTGTCATCGCACCGCCTACACCAACAGCAAAGTACTCCCCGCCGTGGTTCGTGTCCCATCTTCCAGCAGCCTTGCTGTCCGCTTTGAGCTGCACCGCGTCAAATAACTGCTGATAGGTGTCCAGCTCCATCAGGTTACGGACTTTCCGGCCAAAACGGACAGCAAGTTCTCCTGTGTGAGTTGCTTGAATGATCTTGGTCGTCGGACGACGGCCCATGATGTATGCCGGAAGCAGGTAAGATGCAAACTCAGACTTCGTGTGTCTGGGCGGCATGTTGATTATCAGGCGCTTTAGAGTGCCGTCGGCTATACGATCAAAGGCCGCAGCCATTTTCTCGTGGTGACTGGACAGGATTGCCTCTGGCCAGACGTAGCGGGAGAAACCTAGAAAGGAATCACGCCCGTGTCCCTGTGCTTCTAGCAGGGCCAGCCTGAGTTCTAGCTTGAGTTGCTCCGCTTCTATCTCAGGAGGTATTTGAGCTGCTTGCATAAGATGCTTATCGACCTATGTTTTCTAAGGTGGCTAAGACATTAGCTAGATTTAAAGCTGCTTGTGCGTACTTCATTGCCTCGTCTTGGTTGGAAGCCTTCTCTGTTTTTGTAGCCATTTCTTTTATGGCATTTTCAATTTCATTTTTCATAAGGGTTCTAACTCCTTTTCGTTTGAATTTTGCAAAAAATTTTTGCGGGTTTGATTTTCCAGATAAAGGGGGTGGGTTTCAAGGTGTTCCACGTGAAACATTAAAGGTCATTTTCGTTTTGGCCAGAATTATTTGTGTGAAATCTGGCTATAGCCCCAGCTGCCAGCAGCTGGTCAAAATTTGAGCAATCGAGCGAGCGTTCGCTCGATTCACGGATCAAATTGGCCAAAAGGGACCCGTGGAACATAAACCGTGGAACATGGACCATGGTGATTGTAATAAAATCAATGACTTAGGTCTTTACTTCCGGTAATTACTATTACCGGAAATAGCGATTTGCCCAAAAATCGGGCGCCACGGCCCGAGAAAATTGAGGGCTGGGACCGCCCGCCCCCTCTTTCCCAGTTTATTCTCAGGGCATCTTTCAACCTCGCTCCTGTGAAACATTGCCCCAAAGCTTGGCTTTGATGCCTGTTATACAATAAGGCAATCTGGCCACTCTTATGGCTATCTAGCCATGACCATTTAGACGTCAAATAAAAGTATAAAAAGAGTATAGTTTCGTTGACATTCGTTTCTAGATAGGCGAGAATCTCAAGCGTTGGATAAATGATCACTAGAAAGGAGAAAGAAATGTTGAAGGTCACTTACTACTGGGTTGAGCGATACACTCCCAAGACATGGTACAACAAGAAGGGAGAATGGACTTGCGGCGTGAATGATAAGTATACCACGCTTGCTGAGGCCGAAACCGAACTTGCCAAGGAAAAAGCGTCAATGGAAAAGTGCTTGGCCAATAAAAAGATTTCTGAAGATAAGAAGGCTGCTGAGCATCTTGCCAAGATGGAGGCTGAAATCGATTGGCGAATCACTGAGAAAGTTGTCGATTACAAGTATGTCTGTGAATACCTTTATAGCGACGTGCATGCTTACGAGATCGTCAAGGTAGTTTCTGATAAGACCCTCGAAGTCCGAAAGATTGACACCAAACACAACATCGCTCATCTCAAGCAGTATGCGGGAGGGTTCGCCGGACATGTTGCGGATCAACACAATCAAAAGGTCACTTACGAAACCAACCCTGACAACGAAGTAATCCGAATTCGAAAGAAGAAAAACGGCGGGTGGGGATACAAGGACTGCAAATTTGGCCTGAGCGAAGAGCCTTACGCCTTTTACGATTTCAACTTCTAACCAGAGCGCCCTTCGGGGCGCTTCCTTTTTTTAAATAAAAGTATAAAAAAAGTGTTGTAAAAGTATAGGCCTTCCCTTATACTAGCCTTGGTTTTTGAGAAAACACTAGAAAGGAGAAAGACATGACCACATACGAGCAAGCTTTGAAAAATCTCAATAATGTCGAAACTTTGAAAGAGTTGACTGAAACTGTTCTAGGTAGCGCAGTTATCGAGCGTATAGCAGAAATAGCAGGTAACAAGGATCTTGCCCCACGGGTTAAAGAAACAATCCTAAAGAATCCCAAAGGCGAGCTTTGCGCTGAGTTCGTGAACGTAGTCAGGAAAGTAATCAAGGCTGGTAATTAGAAAGGAGGCAGAGATGGCAACATATTTTTCAGTATTAGCAGGGCCCGAAGGTTACTCTCTTGCAGAGTACACCTACAAAGTAGCGGAGTACGCGGGCTCCGCTTTCTACACTGTTCCAGCGTGGGTCAAAACAGTAGGCGAGTTTGATCAGATTATCCCAATAAACAAAAAAGGCGATTACTCTGGCTTGTTTGAACGCCATCCCGCTGGCACTGCTCAAATTATTTAAACCCAGAAAGGAGAGTGGAATGAGTGCATATATGTACAAGGTAACAGCGAAGAGAAAAACCATGCCTGATGGCTCTGAGGCTAATGTGGCAGTTTATGCGTACAAGCCCTATCACGGTTACGGGGCTGCAATCGAAAAGATGAATAGAGAGCTTCACCGGACCACAGGATGCTATAGCGCAGAGCGATACGCAAAAAATGGAAAGACCTATACCGGACTGGTGGTGCTAGAAGAAAACGATGACGTAGCAGTGACCGTGAAACACGGGACTTTTACTGATTACTGGTTCGATAAACAAATTGAAGAAAAGTATAAAAAAAGTATTGCAAAAGTGTAAACCTTCCCTTATACTGGTTTTGGTTTTTGAGAGAACACTAGAAAGGAGAAAGACCATGGCAACACAATTCAACTTCCAAGCACTGGGCAAGACAGTTGATGTCGAGTTTGACAGCAACGGACGAGGGCAAACTCTCACAATTCTTTTTGACAACTACCAAATCTCAAGCTGTGACGGTGAGATTCTTAACTACCCGCGAGAAATTCAAGCAGGAATAGTGAGGGGTGCGGCAGCGGATGCTTGGGAACGCAAGCAATTGAGGGAGATCGCTGAAGCAGAGCTGGCTTCAATGCTGAGAGAGATCGCGGAAGCAGAGCTGGCTTCATGGTACAACAAGGAAGGAGAATGACATGAAAAAACTTACTGAAGCGGCCCAAGCGGCCAAGTTAATCAGAGCGGAACTGAAGAAGGCCTTTCCGAACGTCAAGTTCTCTGTACGGTCAAGAAATTTTGCGGGCGGCGACGGTGTAGACGTTAGCTGGACCAACGGTCCAGTGCGGGATAAGGTCACAGAGATCACTGGAAAATATCAATACGGACATTTCGACGGGATGATCGATCTGTACGAGTACAGCAACAACATCGAAGGGCTACCGCAGGCCAAGTTCGTTCACGCACAGCGCACGATTAGCGATGAGGTGTATGAGGCCACAAAGGCCAAGATCGCTAAAGAGTTCGGTATCGAGGATGCGACAGACGAGAATCAGTGGTGGGCCTGTTTCAGCCGTTGGTCGAACGAAGTGGTCTATCGAGAGTTGAGTAAGGCAGAGATATAAAAAAGTTTTGATCGAGCGGGAATAAACCTCTCGCTCGATCGTTGGTTAAAGTGAGACAGGAGAAAATGATGATTAAAGACCTTCCCCCACTTCCGCAGTATGTTCTTGATTATGAACGCGAGCGAGCAGCTGCTCTCGATCATTTCTTCGCACGCCCCTGCAAGGCTAGAGCTGCAGCCCTAGTGGGATTTGCACGGGCCGAAGGGCCCTGCTTCCTCACGGACATGACTGAAGAGCAGGTTCGATTGGTGCGTCAATTTGTTGAGATTCCTTGGGAATAAATCCTAGACTCAATCGTTGTAATTAGTGAAAGCAGTAAATTTAAACAGAAAGGAGAAACAAATGAAAAAGATTTACATCGTTAAAGATCCCGCAACCGAGCAGTTTGTAGCTGTTAAAGAAGGCGAGACTGGTTTCTACCAGCTCGACGACAGCAAGCGTTACAACGCGGACTATGCCGCTGAAGTGAACGCGGCAATGGGCCACACTGACGAGGACCTCACGGAAGCGGTCGGTCGATCTATGTTCGGGACTTGGTGATCAGACGGCCTAGCAGGCCGTCCCAGTCCATTCCCACCAGCGGCCACCGTGCCGCTGGTTTCGTATCTATACCTCGTTCCATCAGCTCCACCACTTGCTTGCCGTGGTAAAGCCTCAGCTCGATCTCAGTGCGGCTTCTGGTGCCCTTTGGGTGATACTGGATCAATATCCAAGTCGGCAACCCCATCATCCCGTGCTTCAGATTGAACGCCACCTGATGCGGACTCAGCCGTACCTTCTTCCCACGGTCCACCACTTTCAGCTCCACCAACACGAAACCCTCGTTCGGGATCGCTATCAGGCAATCCGGTAGACCCAGCCCCACCCGATTCTCCAGCCGGGTTATCACCGCCGTCGGCAGGCCCTGCTTTACCTTTTGATACAGGTTCGATTCCGGGGTTTTCGCCATTACTCAGGTTTTCATCTGTACGAGAGTTTTCATCTGTACGAGATTTTTCATCTGTACGAGAGTTTTCATCTGTACGAGATTTTTCTGTACGAGATTTTTCGGCATCTCTTATCTGCTCAATAATCGATAAAGGCAATGGTACGTCATCCTCAACTTCAGGCATAGGGTCCTCGGGTGCCTCCTCAAGATCCTCAAGATCCTCAAGATCCTCAGGCGTCACGTCAATGATTTGCTTAGGCGGCGGCCCACCATACATCGCCTTGATCTCTTCGAGCTTACGGCGCACCTCATCAACGCTCATACTATCGATCGTGCCGTGCCTGATCTCTTTTCTGTCCACGTAGATCGTGCCCAGTGCCTGTCCCCGGCGATACTCTGCAGTGACAGCCGCGCCATAGTTGCCTGCCTGTAATGCGGCGTCGCGGATATCCTGCAGGTCGCGTAGATGCCGCTCGATATTCGTGCCGTATTTCTCGGCCACATCCTTTCGATATTGCTGGATAGCTGCCACCACTTGCGGGTTCTGGCGTGGGTCTGTCAGGGCATGCGCGTCCTTATGTGCTGTCTTGGTGTTGTAGCCTGCATTGATGGCCGCCTGCTTCAGGGTTTGCTTACCCTCGCCGTCCACCAACTCTGTGATGAACTTCCATTGCTGCGGCGTGACAGCTTTCTTCTGGTCGTCCAGAGTTCCCACGTCGGCCTGCAGGCGTTCCTCCAGTTTCCGCTTCTTTTTGTCCGGTTCGACGGGACTATTGTTAAACAATTCAGCCATTCGTTTTGATCCGCTGGTCATTCAATTCTCCGGTTCTATATAGTCTTTTCAGGGATTTTTGTTTTATATTTCAATAAAATAGAATAGCGGGTACGTTTCGTATCGTTTTGTAAAAAAGGTTACAGGTTACATCTTAGTAAAAACAGATGTAACTTTGGTGTAACCAGTATTCTCTATATAAAACAGTAAGATACAAGACGGTTACGTTGGTTACACCAAAAAGCCTTAAAAAATAAAAAAACTTTTTTTATTTTCTGAGAAATTACCTATATAAAGCGATTTATTACTTTTTGATGATTTTGTTACCCGTCGGGTTGCCGAAAGCGTCAAAGTCCCGCCAGACATTTTCCCCACTCTTGGACCGTGGTCGGCCGCCCTTGATCTTGTACTCGGCAGTCCCTTGGCCCGTGATCCCCGGACCTATCACCTTGATCTTCCCGCCACGACTCAAGAAAGCTGCCACGTCGTCGTCCAGCTTCGCTCGAAGCTCTGCCTTTTTTTCGCTAATCGTCATCGCTTAAATATTCCTCGACGTGCTGCAGCAGTTCCCCGGCGTAGTCTACTGACTCGATGGCCACGACATCTGGCTCGAGTTTAGACCCGTGGCGCGTGAGCAGTGCATGCATGGCCATGCCGCTCAAAAGAGTCATTAGGGCTTTTTTGTCGTCGCTCACAGTTCTACTCCTTTTTTCCTGAGCCTATTGTACATGTGCTTCAGGGCAGTTTTGACATCGGCCTTGGAGCCGCCGAAATAAATTAAAGCAAGATTTTCCTCGACCAGCATGTCATTAACACACTGATCTCGGTTGTCGTCGAGGTAAATCCGGGCAAGATATCTGCCGAATTTGCCTTTCTCCACGGTCCAGATCGGATAGGACTTGCCGACCTCGAGCAGCTCCTGAACGCGGGCCTTGGCCATCAGCCCGACCTTCTTTTCTACCGAATCACGGGTCCGTGTTTCGGGCGTATCGATGCCATGCAGCCTAAGGCGTTGCTTGATTCGCATGTCGAAACCCACGTCCACCCAGACATCCACGGTGTCGCCATCGACGCAGCGGATGATCTCCGCGTTGTAGTGATAAGTCATTCTCTGCTCCTCGGATATCGGAAGTTGTAGGAAGTCTCGTTCTCTTGAAACAAGACGGCGCCGTTGGACTCGTGGAACCGCCGCGCCATGTCAGTTTTCGGCGACAGTGTGATCACTGGGAACTCGTCCTTCAGTTTGTATAACAAGGCGTTGATCAGGCGGCGCCCGGCTCCCTTCTGATGGGACCAAAGCGAGTAGGGCACGACGATCTCGCCGGGTTCCATGTGCGCGATGTCCTCGAGGTCTGACTCTTCCTCTGGCACATACTGGGCATAGGCAACGCACGCCACGGCGTCTGTGGAGACGCCGAAGCCCTGTTTTTGAACCATGGCGTAGACCTCAAAGGGTTCTTCAAAACGCCCCTGTGGGCCTCCTAAGAGATCCACGGGCCTCACTGGGTCCTGCTCGATTATTTTTAGAAAATCGAGGTCGCATTTAATCAGCATCGGAGATTTCCTCGGGGTCCGGGGCGCATGCTTCTTCAGGCAGGCACAAGTCTACCGTATCCTGCCGTGCGTGCTTGACGTAATCAATCAGCTGGCACATAACGCCACCGGGATCGTCAAGCACGCCTTTGAGCAGATTCGCCACTCGTAGCTCGTCGAACTTGGCGATATCGTCCAGATGCTCCAGCACCATGCGCCGCTTGTCCTGTTGATGCTTATGAATAATCTCTACTACTTCACTCATTCTACCCTCCAGATTCTTAGACCGCCGTCTGTGCAACGGATTACAAATTTCCACCCTCTGCGCGACTCAAAAGCTTTAGCCGCCCTGTAGGGCTTGCTGTCGGTTGTCTCGTTGGGAAAGAACACGCTCTGACCGACATCCATTCGATTGAATGGATATTTTGCAGCGCGGACTTTCTCGGGGATCGGAACATTTTGCTCTACTTCCACAGCTATTCCTCCTGTAAATAGGCCAGCACCGCGTCCCAGTCAGGGAATCGGTCCGTGCCGAAGTGGATGTGTTCACCTGTAAACTCACCGGCGCCGTTGGCGGTTCGGTCGTCTATCAGGTAGTCACCGATGCACAGTGCCTTGTTGTGCGTCAGGATCAGTCGTTTGTGGGCGACATCATCAAGATACTTCTTGATCCAGTTGGCCTTGTCGGTCCACGCGCTGGGGTTGCTCCACGGCGCGGTAGACAAGACGTAAACGTCAAACTTCTCTGCCAGCGTGCGGAAAGCCTCGAGGGCATCAGGCAGCGGCAGCATTTTACTGAAGACGTTGGGCGTGTTGTCGTATCCGTGCAACTCGTCGGGTGTCCCGTCGAAGCCGCTTTCGTAGTCCACCAGCACACCGTCCATATCGACGTATACTCGTTTCTTCATTCCATTCTCCTTTCTGTGTTTATGGGGTAAGTATATCAGTTAAGCTATACCTTAGATACATTTTATCTCAGGGTCGTAGGGCGGCCAGCCCAGCTCCCCGTTGCTTGATTCGTAAAGCTCGACCATGTCGCAGTACTCAGACCCGTGGCCCTCGGCCTCCTGCACGTCGGCCTTGCCAGCCAGCCCGAGGGCGGCCACAAGGGCCGCCGCTGCGGCGGTTAAAAGGTAAGGGTTCATATCATTCTTCTTTCTTTGATGGAATTTGAGGAGCGAAGCCGACAAATGGACCTTTCGGCTTATTCGCATAATTAATCTTAGCTATTGCTTCCTCCAAACTGACAGATTCCTCGCAATAAATGTGCTGCTCTCCGTCATCCTCAAATGTCGTAAATGTGCCCGACCACTCTTCAATGTGATAACTCTTTCCCCGACAAGCGAATGCGTACTCGGCGAAGCCGTCTTCTCGTTCAAACACTTTAGTTACGTTCTTCATTTTTTCTCCTTTCCTTTCTGGTTTAAATATCCAATCCGTTCCTGTCTATCCACGGTTGTTCTTTAACTTCATGCTCTTCCAATATTCGATTGCCGAACATTCCACCAAACATAATCCGGCTATCAATTTTTTTAGCCTTATTCTGGGCTTTTCTTTTTGTGTCGGCTTCAACCCTTAACTGGATGTAAGGCTTTCTTTCTGGAAAATCACCGAAGCCATGCTCAGGGGTGTTGCTATTTATGTATTTTTCTCCAATCACATAATATTTTTTCATTGTCTGTCTCCTTTCTGGTTTGTTTTTCGACAGGGACATAATACTACATTGGCAGATAAAAACAATACTTTCGCTATATTATTTTTATATTTATCTGAGGAAGGGAAAGGCCCGTGACGTGGGCCAATCGGTGAGACTACTGTGAATGTTAGTCCATCCAGCCGTCGTTGTACGTGGCGGCCTCGATGCCATGCTCCTTGAGGAACTCAAGGGCCGGAGCCACACTCCCCTGAGCAGATAAGTTACCCTGCACCCAAGAACAATCGATGATGTTCTTGTATTCGTAATTGCGCTTTCGTGGGCCGATATAAGGCACCTTGATGCCCTTACCGCCGCAGCAAGTCCCCTTGTCCTCACCGCCCTGCTTCTTCCACTCAGCGTGCCAAAGCATAGCCGCGTGGGCAATGACCGTGGCCAGCTCATCAAGATCGGCGTCTTGATAGGCCATGATGGGTTCACCGTGATAATTTTTAACTTCTTTCATGTCATTCTCCTGTATTGGAATTGATTAGCTTTCTAGGAACTCAGAGGACCTGTAACCGACGATCGCCTGCCTGTAATACCTCTGGAGCTTCCCGTTGTAAACCTGCTTAAACTTGAACCTCGGCAGCCTGATGACAATCGGCGGCTGCTTGGGCAAAGCGTTGTGAACTATCCTGATCATGTCATTCTCCTTTCTAGTGTTCTCTCAAAAATCAAGGCCAGTATAAGGCATACTTTATACTTTAGCAATACCTTTTTTATACTTATTTCCAGAGCATCAGACAGCCCGCATTCTGTGGCTCGGAGAACCATCCCGCCTCGGCGATGATGTCCCGCAGCTGGGGATGGACCTTGTACGGCACGCCGTCAGGCGACTTGTGTGGCTCGTCAGCCCACTCCCAATAATTGAAGATGCGCGTCCCGTCGTTGTGGTAATCCTCGGACCCACGTATCCAGACGCCTCCGTCTCCTCCGTTGTACTCCTCACTGGGCACGGCTCGGGCCTCAGGCACCAGCCGGTTGATCTTGTTGATCAGGTTACCGCGTCGCATTACGTTCATTTGCTTCTCCCTTTCAATAGACGGTGAATTAGCTTGGCCTCTTGGCCCTTGATCCGTGGATCACGTTTGATCGCCTTGTCCACGGCCTCCTTGTTGTACTTAGGCTTTTGCATGCTTCAGCTCCTTCAGTCTATCGCCAAGACGATCATGAAACTGAAGCAGCGCAAGATACAACTCTTCCTGTCTATCTTCATCGCTCTGAAATGAGCCGTACTTACCTTGGGTATTAGAGCCGAAGAACAAAGTTAAATCGAGCTTCTCGCCATCTGCGTCAGAGACCTCAATCTCAGCCCAAAACTTGTCCAGTTTGATATTTACATCGGTTACGCAGTGACAATTAACACCTGTACTCATTTGTTTTCTCCTGTATGGAAGGCCCCCGGAGGGGCCGTGGTCAGTGGTTAACGATTAGCGATCTCAGCGCAAAATTCTTCAAAAGACCAAAAATCATCCCAAGATTCAAAGCCGTCTGGATAATCATAAAGATCGGCTTCTGGATGAGGTCGTTCCCAACCTCGATAATATGGATTAGCGTAAACGGCGTCTCGGCCAGTAACAACCCATGCTTGATCAGGATTAGTATAACCAAGCTCGGAAGCTTCCTCTCTATCCCACTCAGCGGCTGTAGTGTAGGTGTACTCCAGCTCTTCTCGCTGTTGAATTGGTAATCCCCACATATCTTTCTCCTGTATGGAAGGCCCGCAACTAAGCGGGCTGGCAAATTGATACTACTTCAGTGTTTAGCTTGTAACCTGCGGGCAGCTCTATCCAGCCTTCAGACACAAGTCTCTCAAGTATCTTACCGACTATTGAGCAAGGGATGAGCCTTCCATCTTTGAAGTACCTATCTGGTCCTGACTGCCCCAGCAATTCATTTAGGCTTATCTCTGCTTCTAAAATACCCTGCGGATAATGATCATCATAAACTCGGCGATAAACATTTATCTCATTTGAGCCGTCAT